TACGGTCAGGATGACCGGAGTTGCCGGTGTGGCGACGACAGGCATTTAGGACCAGTCCCATCCAAGGCCGAAGGTTGCGCGTAGAATAGCTCCACCAGCAGCGGCTGTGCTGATGAAATACAGGTGCTGGCCGGGGTGGAGTAGAACGCCAGGGTCTACACTACGGAGGTCATAAGACTTGGAGATATACTGGGTGGCTGCGAACGTGTCGACGATGATGTCGCCTTCACGGTAGAGCGCTGCATCTCCGGAGTCGTAGGGGACTTCGCTCACGTTGTCTGGGCGAGCTCCGGTGCCATCGATACCAGCCACGTGGAGCGTTAGGCCTGCTGAGGCTCCAAGGTTGGCCGTTAGATGCATGAGGCGGATGGGCTTCCCCGTATCCGCCGGACATACAATACGCCCCCCGGCGGCCTGTTGTGGGTATTTGAAGATCCCACGCTCCATGACTAAGAAAGGCCCAGCCCCGCCGCCACCTACGTCATCCAGCGCTTGTGTGTCACTGAACTGGTTGGCCCCCGTCAGGAAAATCTGAATCGTGGTCAGGTTGCCGAATTTCAGCCCTGCAGTTGTACGCGGAGTGCCCATGATTATACCGTTACCTCTATGGTATCAGGACCGAACTCATTGGTCTTGTGATACACGATTGTATACGTTTCGCCGGGCTCTACAAAGACCGGACTGAGCCATGAGCCACCCGCATTCGTTATTGTGGATCCCACGACGCTGGCGAGTTGGTTCGTATCCCAGTCAATCTTCTTGTACACGCGGATCGTTGCTCCGTCGATGGGAGTACCCCCCGCTGACACGTATTGTAGAGTGTTTTGTCCCCCCGTGGCAGCGTCCAACGCAATGAAATGCAGCGTGGGTGCTTCAACGGGATCGTTCCCCGCTTGAAACGGAGTGGGAGCGTCGTCTTCCGCGGTATTTCCGAAGGAATCGAGCACTCGCAACCTGTAGTAGCGATAGGGTACCTCTACGTCGTTGTAGAAGAAGGCCCCCGCCGCATCGTCGTAGTTGTTGCCCGGGATCTGGTGCAGTATCTGGACAAGCGTCGTGTAGACGCCGTCAGCACCTGTATCACTGAACAAGACATCGTAGGCGATGATATTTGGCGTGGTTCCTGGGAGCCATTTGATTTTCTGCGTTGCCATTCTACTGCCTCCACCACGCCTCTGGATCGGGGTCTAGGTCACCCATTATAGCTTCAGCGGCAGCGCCTCCGGCTAACATGCCTGCGAGACCACCAGGGGCCCCTGCTACTGCCGTACCTCCTGCCATTGGCACCAGAGACAAATTCCCCATCAGCACGCCACGCCCCATGCGTTCGGCCAAGGACATGCTTGGGTCTAACATGGTAGCGCCAACCACAGGCCCGACAGTGGTTCCTACCAAAGACGCCAAACCCATTTGTTTGAGTGCATCTGAAGCACCTGTCTTGTAGAAATTGGGAATCATTGGGGCCTAACAAAAACGCGCGCAGCATCTCAAGGATGTGCGCGCGTCTTAGTGCGAGAGATGCGGAGCGGTTATTTTTTGCTGCGTCTGCTGCGTTTGCGCTTTGACGAGCTCGTGCTGGAGAAAGCCACTTCTTCAGAAGAGTCGGACACGGACGAATCTTCTACAACAGGGGCGGGCTCAGGCTCGGGCTCAGGCTCTGGGGTGGGCTCAGGCTCAGGCTCAGGCTCAGGAGCGGGCTTGGGCTTGGGCTTGGGGGCTGCAGCTTTGGATGCCGAAGGCGCTGCTGCTGGGGCCGAGCTCGTGACGAGGGTACCGTCTTTCGCTACTTCCACCAGCATGCGCTGAGCTTGGTACCTTTTCACTAGCGGATGGGCAAGAGCTTCATCAGTTACGCACCGGACCGTAAACGATCCCTGATTGAAGATCAAAGGCTGCCCCGCATAGTCCTTGACCTGACTAAGGTCTAGGGTGCAGGGCTTTACCAGTTTCAGCCAGTGTAGCTTCATCTCATTACCTAACGTCAGGGCCAGGCCGCGAACTATCAGGTGATGTCGATGCGGACCATCGCACCCGTGTTGCCGATTCCGATACCCGGAGCAGCGTACGAGTGGAAGAAGATCATGTCCGCTTCCTGCTTGATGAACAGAGTCGCATCCTGCAGGAGGAAGAAGTTGCCGAAGAAGTTCTCCGGCGCGAACATGTACATCGAGTGCGTAGCGCCACCCTGAGGGGTGAGGATGTCCGTCTTGATGGTCGAGACCACCGGGATACCCCAGAGACGCTCTTCCTTCTCGATGCCTTCACGGTAGTGAGCCGACGCCACATCGTCACCAACGCTGGTGGCGGGCAAGTCGAGCGCCTCGTAGTAGGTCTTTTTGGTCATCAGGATCTTGCCGATGGGCAGACGCCGATCAACAAGGTTCTGGAAGCCTGCTTTGAATGCAGCCGAGGTGAAGCCTGCAGCAGCTACGACCTGCGCCGGGAGCGCTGCCAGGAGGGTGTTCACCGTACCGATGAACTTGATGTCCTCTTGGTCGGCCATGTCCTTCACAGAGTTGTCCGAAAGGATCTTTCGGATGTCGTTCTGGTAGGTCATGAGCTCGAACTTGCTCTTGCGGAACCGCTGCGACTCAGTCTTCCCGAAGAAGACAGCGTAGCGAGGGCCGCGGAACAGAGTCCGGGGACCAGTGCCGTGGAAGGGAACGAACGTCGCCTCGGAGTCAGGCTCCTTCTCGACGATCTTCTTCGGCTGGTCGGTGTTCTCGTCCCGATCGATCTCATCGTCGGCCAGAAGGACCGGCGGGAGAATCTCACGGACGAAGGCCTCTTGGCGCATCTTGGTACGAATGAAGGCAGACCCCTCTTCAGTGGCCTCCTTTACTCGGCCCTGCTCCAACTTACGAACGAAGTTGGAGTTGATGAACTGCGCCGAGACCTTCTCGGTTTCAGTGCGGTATGAAGGGTTGCTCATTACTATCTCCGTGTATCCAATTCTGGGCTAAGCGCCTAGATCAGAGATCCAGCTCAACCGTGATGGTGGTGTCGGTGGCGACGTTGTTCTCAAGCACGGTGCCGATCACCTGTGTAGTAGCCGTTCCGCCTGCGTCAGACAGAAGCCCCGATGCGTACGTAACCTTGCCGCCTACAGGGAAGGTCTGAGCACCCGTCAGCTTGTCGGTCTTCACCGTCAGCTTGCCGCGGAGACACACAACCTTCTCAACGAATTGAGCAGAAGTGTCTTGGCCGTTGCCTTCGAGCACAACGTAAACCTGTAGAGGCTGTGCAGTGCCGAGGGTTACGTCAGCGGGGGTGGATGCAACATCCACAAAGCCGTTGGCGTCAACAGTGACAATGTACCCTGGAAGCAGGGTGACAGGGGTACCGCCGCTCACAAAAGGCGGGAGCGACTGGTCGATGCTGGCATCGCCGCCCGGCTCCCAGCCCCGGAGGACATCGAACAGATCGTTTAGGTTAGCCATCTGGGTTTATCTCCTGAGCCTACTCGTTGATGATCCAGTCAAGGAACTTGTTATCAGCTTGAGCAGCTGCTTCCTTGACAGTACGTGGGGGTGGATTGTCCGAGGTCTCTGCAGGCCCGCCTAAGGATTCAGGTGAGTCTCCAGTATTGTTGGCTACCTTCAGTAATTGATCAAGGGCTTCTTGATCAAGGCCAGCCAATTTATTTCTGAGGGAGTCGGGTAGATTTTCCCCCGTAGACGCTTCGTAACGCGATGCAAATGTAGTGATGCGCGTGTCACGAGCGGTTTTTTCAGCGGAAGTTTTCGTGTGCTCGATGTCGTCTACGTAGACGGCGACCGAGTCTAGAATATCCGCGATTTTTTCGTAGCTGACGTTACTCATCGTTTTGCTCTCCGAGCTTTCTCAGCCTTTTCGGCAGCGGTCAGAGGACGCATTGGAGGCGGAAACATATTTTTTAAATGTGTCTTAGCTTGGTCCTTTAGGCTGGGCACAGCTCTTTCAGCCTTTTCGGCAGCGGTCAGAGGACGCATTGGAGGCGGAAACATATTTTTTAAATGTGTCTTAGCTTGGTCCTTGGCCTTTCCAAGGCCCTTGGACAACACACCCGCGTCTTTACCAAAGTCTTCTGTCAATCGTTTTGCTCTCCGAGCTTTCTCAGCCTTTTCGGCAGCGGTCAGAGGACGCATTGGAGGCGGAAACATATTTTTTAAATGTGTCTTAGCTTGGTCCTGCACAGCTCTTTCAGCTTTTTCGGCAGCGGTCAGAGGACGCATTGGAGGCGGAAACATGTTTTTAAAATGTGTCTTAGCTTGGTCCTTGGCCTTTCCAAGGCCCTTGGACAACACACCCGCGTCTTTACCAAAGTCTTCTGTCAAATGCCTGAGACCAACAGCAGCGGTAAGCATCTGCGCCGCCTTGGTAAGACGAATCTCTTCGTTGTTTGCGCCTTGCTCACGGATCTGGGTAGCAAGCTTGCGGAGCTCGTTGCCGAGATCACTTGCAGTGCGCATTTGCTGCCCCTGCTGCCCGCCGCTCCAGCCCCCGCGACTCATGGGTTGAACCGCGCCGGACTGGGTCATATTGGTTGCGGCCTGTGCGGTGTTGCTACCGACGTTGGAGCCAAGCATGCCGCCGAGAGCTGCGCCTCCAATAGTACCCATAGGTCCAAGTAAACTGCCAGCCACCCCGCCCGCGAGTGCGCCTGCTCCCATGCCGGCCATCCCGCCTGCGGTCTGCGAAGCAGTAGTGTTGCCACCGAAGACCGCAAGTTTGGCACCTTCCACCACTGTTTGCAGGTCAGCCGTGGTGACGGTGGTGTCGGCGTAGCCACGGATACTGTCGGCAGCCTGTTTGAGAGACTGGCCGATCTCCGTGTGGAGTTCGAGCTCGGGTGCGGATGCGGTTTTCTCGCTGCTTACTTCAACAGAAGCGAGCACGTCGCGGGTCAACTCATCAATGTCTACGTAGCGCGACATGAATTACTGAGCCTGTCGCGCCTGCTCGACAAGGTTGTGGGCGACCATCTGACCTGCGTAATGGATTTCCGCAGCGGTCTTATGGATGGCAGTGAGCTGGTCCTTGTAACCCTGCTCGTACTGAGCGTTGGCGCGCTTTTCCATGTCGACAACGGCCTGTTGGTAACCGGCCTGCGCTGCCTCCTTGACCTGCCCATTTGCGGGGGCCGTTTGGATGGGAGCAACGGCTGCTACCTTCACACCCTGCTCACTGAGCGCGGTGTCATAGGCTGCAAAGCGAGTCATGAAACCATCTGCGATAGCAGCACCCATGAACTGGGCTTGTTTCGTGAGCTGCGCCTGCTCGGATGCCTGCGCGCTCTTTGCCATGGACGCAAGGTCTGAGGCAGGAGCAGCGGGAGCGTTAGCCGACGCAGTTTTCGCGGTGGAGTCCGACACAGCACGTACTTGTTCTAGCATGCGGGCTTCCACCGATTGTACAGCCTGAACTGAAGCTGTTTTTTCTGTGACGGCGGGATCTGACTCATCAAGACGACTGAGAATTCGGGTAAATGCGTTTTCGTTCGACATTACGCCCTCTCTGAAGGGTTTCGTGGTTAATGATAGGCTAGCGTGTTTCTGAACACAAGGGTTACTCAGCCCACTTAACTATAGAGGTTCCGAGTGCTTGCGCCGTTCTATCCAGGTCTAAATTAGGCCCTAAGAAAGGCGTCATTTCGTCTTGGACTTCGGCTATTTTCAGCGCGCGTATGAAGTCCGCTGCGTACTTGGTTGGGAGGGGCTTTACGGGACCGTCTACAGATCGACGACGAGTGTACATGATTTCCGGTGCGATGACAGAGGCTCTTTTGGGAAGCATCTCTGTCCAACCTGAAATCGTCTCTCCTTGATCTGTCCGTACACGCGGTCCGCTGGTTTGAGGAGATCGTAGAGCTCGCTGAGCACCTAGAGCACCCAGTCCCAGCCCTGCAGCACCCACTGCAAGTTGTGGAAGCCCGCGTAATTTCTTACTTAGTCCCATACCAAGTGCGCCAGCGCCAAGCAGCGCGCCTCCGCCTAGCATGGCACCACCTGCACCCACGTCCATACCTTTGCGCATCAATGCCTGGCGGGCCAGTGCGTCATGGGTTTTTTGGACAGTGCCGTAGTTGGTTTCGTAGCTCTGCCCTGTGTTGGGGTCAGTCCATGAAACCATATCGGTCAGCCCACGCTCATTTCCTCGGAAGGACTCAGGGACTGCTTGGCGGTACAGATAGTCTTCCGTCACCGAGCTAGGTGTGTACGCTGCCAACTTTTCTGCCAGCTCTACGCTGTGCGAGGTCGGCTCTTCCAAGTGACCCAACTTCAATATCGTGTCGTAGAAGCGAGGGTATTCACTGAAAATCTGATAAATGAGACCAACGTGACGACTTGCTGACTTGACGATGGAGTCTTCGACCTCGGGTTCTTTTCCGGGATTCATGCGTCCTAGGAAGTACTTAAGCAGCTCTCCAATACCGAGAGGCAGTCCCATGTCATCAGCAGTGCCCAGGGCTTCCGAAGGCTTGTATGAGATCATCATACGCACAACGCCCTTGCTGTTCGGTTTGTCGCCCGGGGGGCATTCTTTTGTGTAGCGTTCCAAGAGCCGTGCGTCTCCATCATCTAGATTGGACACAGAAGCAGCTGGCTCCCCGCCAATGATTTTTTCAATGTCACCTGCTTTACGCATTGCTGCGGCTTTAGCGGTGATGTCGTCACACATCTCTCCCAGTTCGTAGCTAGGAGTGCTAATTTCGTAAACGCGGGCGACCTTCTTGAGCATGTACCCGGTGCGGTCGGCAGGACGGATGACCCAGGAGCTATCAAAGAAGTTGGGGCTGGGGTTCAAAGCTGCGTACTGGACGCCTGTGTCTGATGCGATTTTCCCCATCTCATACTTGAGATGATCACAGTATTCTTTTCGGGTCCGCGCTCTATTTCCACAATCGGTGCATACATCGTATTTGATGCGACAGCCCATGGACTTGGCGGGGTACTCACCTGATGCGATCTTCTCTAGGAGGCCTGGAGCTTTGTTGTGGTCGAAGTCTTCAATGACTTCTACACGTCGCATGTGAGGATTCCAGAAGGCTTTCTTTACCCGGCCGATTGCCTTTTCTGGATCGGAGTTTGCGTGATGCTCGAAGACGTGAGCATTTTCGTATGTTTTGTAGTGCCGAGGAAGCACTTCATCTGCCGCTATTTTCCCTCGAACAGGTTCTGAAGGAAAACCGTCTCCATTGCGGTTGGGACCGTAGGTTTCGTGGTCACCTAGTCCAACGATGAGCACTGTAGTCTTGCCGGGCTCCGGCTCTATACTGCGAACGTAGTCTTCAGCAGGACTGTGGGATGCAGTCTTGCTGAGAGACGTAGTTTCTCGAAGAAGTCTACCGCCCCGACCCCACGTAGAAATCAACTGTACGGTCGGTTCACCCGTAGGGAACCGCTCGTCCAGCAGAATGATTTTGGAGCGGTAGGTCACGGGTCATGCGTGTGCGTAGAAGACCTGTGCCATCTTCGTGAAATTCAGAGGGTGGAAGCTGGCAGCCTTACCACGAATGGCTTTTGCTTCAGCGATTAGACTGGGGGAAGCGATTTGTGCGTGGAATTGGCCGCCGGGTACGGGTTTGGCTGCAGCGCGGGCCGCCGAAGCGCCTTCCATGGGCACACCGTGAGCTCCACGCATGTACATCGCAGGTGTTACGGCTTCAGGCGCGACACCGAAGGCTTTGCCGAGAGCAGCGCGTGTGTCAGTGCCCATGTTCTTCATGAGCAGTTCGAGGTTGGGGTCAACTTTGCCTGGGGGGAGGGGTGGACGGGCGGGGCTTGGCTTTGCAGCAGGGTTTGCGCCACTGAAAGGACTTGGGCCCTTAGGACCTGCGAACAATTCCCCAGCGGCACCGGCTCCTGCCTTTGGGGGTGGTGGAGCTATGTTGCGGATACTCTGCAGTGCTTCTGTAGTCGCAGGACTGGTGCCCATCCCATGAATGTCATGGAGAAGAGCACTAGTCTCTTTTCCCAGGCCGCGAGCTCCTCCCTTTAGAGCTGCGAGTGGGATGGGAGGAGGGCCCGCCGTCTTTTCGAGCGTGATTTCTCCGCTCTGGTCCAGAGCCTGCAGAGCTCGGATTCCCGAAGCGATCTTCGAGAACTTGAGGTGGTGGTGCATGAGCTGCGTGCCAAGGATCTGCGCTGCAGCCTTGAACGTAAACTCAGGCACGCCGTGCATTTGCGCAGCTACCTTGTGAAGACCTACTTGCCGTACGCGCAGCATAAGGTCGTTGATTGACGGGCTCAGGTTGAGCTGAGTGCTGCCGAGTTTCTGTAGTAGTTGGTCGGTGTTCATTTCAATCACATCGCCAGCGCGCCGCCGGCCTTTGCAATAGCTTGCTCAGCGTCGGCGAGGTTCTTGAGGGAGGCATAACTGGGACCGGTGCCATAGATGGCGTGCTCCCGGAGGAAACTACGCGTAGCGTTCTCGTCCGCTGCCAGGTTGGGAGCAAAGCGCTTCATAGTCTCGAACGCGGAGGTGATCATGACTTTGTCCGCGTTACCGATGATCTCATCAGACTGGACGTTTTTGAAGACCTTCTTGTGCATGGGCTGAAGGTTCATGACCATGGTGGTTTTGAATTGGTTTTGCGCGTTGAGCTTACCAATCTCGGAGTTCGTGGCCTTGGCTTGGTCAGAGTTCCCAAGGAACCTGTCTTCAAGTTGTGTGGCTGCGAGCACACCAGTGCCGATAGCACCTGCCAGGGCACCCCCCTCGACCACCTTCTGCATTATCTTTTGCCAACCCAGTTGCTCGGCCTGGTTACCTCCAAACAGCTTGGTCAGTAGCTGGTTGCTCTTTGGCGGCTTGGCGGCCTGTTTCACCAACAGGTGAGGGGCTACGCTGAGCGCACGCATTTTTGCGGGGGAGTGGGCGATTTTCTCGACGGTGTCTTGGAACGTATTCACAGTGCACCTTCGATCTTGGCAATGCCCAGGGCAAGCTTGGTTCGGGATTGCTGTGTTGCGATAATACGTTGCAGTAGCTGCATCTCAGCAGACGTATCGTCAACGAACCCGGCCACCTTTTCGAGGCGCGAGATGTCGTAATTCGCTTGCGGCATCCCCATCATCTCGCGGATCTCATTGAGAGGTCCAACGGCTTCGTTACCAAATCGCGCGGCTGCCACCTTTTCGAACTGGTCGAAAGGTACTACGTCATAGAGCCTTCGAAACTGACCTCGTAGTGAGACCACGTCGTCAAGGTACTCCATGTCCGCAGCCAATTTCTGGTGCCGCATGTTGTCCAGTACTTTGACCATCGTGCGCCGGTCAACCTCGTCGGAGGCGTGGGTCTGAGGTCGTAGTTCGAAAGCTACTTTGGTGCGCTCTTCGTATTCAGGTGCGGGGTGCCGCACAGTGTGCATTTCATCGTCCAGAGGACGGAGCTCGTACGCCGCAGTCTTGGCGTTGGTATCGGCGCTAGCTTCTTTGATAGCTGTGCCTAGGATCTGGGAGGGATCAGCCACCTTGAACTCAACCATGCGGTCGGCAGCTGTCTTGTCTGACTCGTGGAAGACTTTGTTGAAGGTAGTGTTGTTCGTGGCTTCACACAGCCGACGTACCTGTTCCTGGCTCAGGTCCATGCTCTTGGCGAGCTTGGTGATGCTGTCGTTTAGCGGGATCTTCTGCTGGATGAGGTCATCAGCGACGGCGCCCGCTAGTTTCTTGAAATCATTTTCAGTTACGTGTGCCATCAGTGAAGAATCTCGCTGGGGTTATCTTGGAGGTGTTGATCTATAGTACGGTTTTTCCGTGCTTGTTCAAACTTGATGCGAAGATCTTCTGCGTCCGCATTGCCAGTCTGATCGGTCAGAAGAACCCGTGCACAGTCCATTGCAGTGCGCGCCTGGCGTGAAGCTTCTTTGGCTACCTTGCTAGTTATCTGCTGTCCTCGGTGTTCCAAGGAACGGTAGTAGCTATCTGTCATGACGGACCGGATCACTACCTCGGGGGTCACTTGACCTTTGTCACGGCAGAAGTGCCAGCGCAAAGCACCCAAGCCCTGATGGAAAGCGATCTTGTATAACGCCTTGATATTTTTATTGCTCTCATCATCAGGTATTCCTTGAAGGAAAATGATGAGCTCAAGGTCGGTACGAAACGTGGTTGTGTCGAAGAACAGTGTGCGGTAGATGTCTATCTCTTCCGCAGGCATGGCAATGGCGTTACTGATCTGAGCGTTGTTGTCTGTCGCGATGAGAAAAGCTTCGAGGACAGAACGAACTTCGGCGGTGCTAAAAACCCCGTAGGGGTATTGCACGCTGAGGTCTACTTGACTGTTTGTATCCCAGGGCCTGTGAGGAACTGCTTTGTTGAGTTCCTTCTCACCATGCAGGAGTACGTAAAGAGAGCGCTCGGACTCTGTTTCAGGAGCCCGTGCTTTTCTCTTCAGTGCCTCATACAGGTGTCTGGGATTAGGCAACCGCATCGTCTTCAAGCATAGCAGTGTTATGGGTCAGACCTAAAACAAGGTCGCCCAGACCACGGAAAGTATCTCGAAGTTGAGTTTCCAATTCGGTGAACGACTCATCTCCCAGCTGTTCTTTGAGCGTGGGTTCCTGCATGTAGAGCGTCAACAAGGTACGACCGAGGTCGTCAACACTATCCTCTAGGTTGGCAGCATACTGCGACCCCAAGGACTTCATGGAAGGTGCCTTGGACAGAGAGGCGATAGCACCTGCGTCGAACGCGCCTGTTTCCTGCAGTTGTCCAGCCTGTCCCATGAAATTGGGACTCACCTGAGCTGCGATTTCCTGAGCGGAGGGCTCTTCGGTACGGAGCACCGGAGGTCCTTGGGGTTGCTGAGGAGGCATGCCGGGCTGTTGGGGAGGCATTGCGCCCTGCGGTCCCGGCATGGGTGCGCCACCAAGGGGAGGAGGAGCACCCGGAGCAACGGCAGCGCCGGGAGGCATTCCCGGAGGCATACCCTGCATGGGTGGGCCACCGGGAGGAGCTGCAACGGGCGGCGGGGCACCTGGAGCGCCAGGCGGTGCTCCACCAGCAGGTACCCCGCTTTCGATCTCCATGGCTCGCTGCTGAACAGACATGAGGACATCGAGCTGAGCTTGCAGTTGGCCCATCTGCTCTTGAAGTCCTCCCATCTGTTCTTGGAAGGCTTGGTCGACTGCGGACGGAGGCTGCGGAGGCATTGCTCCAGGTGGCATTGCTCCGGGCGGCATTGCTCC